CATCATAGTCATAATTTAAATTATCTTCAATATTTTCTACAACAGCATCATCTTCCAGTGCATCGTATATTTCATATTCAGGTATTTCAGGTATAGGCTCTTTATATCCAGCACAGCTTGGGTCAGCTTGTGGGTCAAAACATTTATCCATTCTATATGTATAAATAACAACAGCATCTTCTATTGAACCTTGCCCTTCTACCTCAATAGAGCCGACACCCCAATTAGGTGCTGGTATATTTGCAAGTGAAAATTGCTTTAGAATAGTATTGCTGGGAACGCCTGACCAATCATCTGTTTCTCTAAATATATAACCATTACCATCTGCATTTTTATTTCCAATATGAACTAGCATATCATCTTCAGTATTTTTTACTGTTGTATATTTATATATTAGCCCATTTATATCTAAACCACTATCAGGGGGCAAAATATCAGCCATAGACCAGCTTAAAGCGGCACTGGCGGCGTTTGGACTTGTTCCGTAAGTATATGGCTCACATTGCGAGTAAGAAGGCCAGAGTGCTAAAAATAATACCCAGCCCAATTTTTGTTTCTGATTTTTCATTAAAAACATTTCTCATTACATTGTTTTGATCTCGTTCTATTTCCTTTTCAACAGCTTCCATTTCCCAAGCTAAACGCGCCTTATCTCCTATTAGACCATCTTTAGGGCAAGGTGTTCCAGCGTTCATCATTGCGTCAAACACTCTTTCATCTTGGCACATCACAGACACAGCGGCTACTTTCATGCCCATATCATACATGACCTTGGCATTTTTTAGCTTTTCGCAATTCATATCTCTAACTGTTCGACCAGCAGATATGCCTAATATTTGTGTTTGGACTGCCCCTGCAACACCTACAGTACATAGGTCAGAATTACTTGCGCTGATTTGTGGAGATATTGCAGAAGGCGGTGGACTGTTAACTGTAGTATCCATAGTGCCATTTGATATAACTGTGCTTTCAGATTTTATTATATCATCTTCTGCATATGCAAAATTTGTTAATATTATTAAAAAAATTAATCCGCAAACATATTTCATAATCCACCCTAACTAGGTCGTTTATAATTTGTCCTTAAATTCTGACCAACTAGCCAGTGCTATGAAGCTAAGAACAGCTATTGTAAGACCTTTTACAATTGTTGCGCGTACATTTTTGCGTGTATCGCGCCATCCGTCTAATAAATTTCTTAATTCTTTTACATCATGCACTGCATTTTCATCATGCAATCCAATACGCGCTAATGCTTTTGTTGCACCTTTATCTGACGCATCTTCAATCATCTTGATTAATTGAGTTTTCGTAATCATTGCGGCATTTTGTGATTTAGGCATTTTACAAGTCCTCCGTGCAACTGAATGTAAAACCATATTTACTTGCGTGGTCTGCATCCCATGAAATATCATTTATATCCATTCTAAATACAGCACTTGCTGATGTATAGTCAACAGTAGCACCACTTGCTACCGCATCCTTGATATATGGCTCAATATCAAGCGTTGTCGCATTAGATGAAACTGTTGCATCATTAACTACCATATATAGCTTTGCATCAGCACCAGTTTCTAATTGTATGTAATCCCCTGCTTTGAAGGCAACTGTGCCATTGCTTGCTGTAACAGATATAGGAACGGTATCATCACCAATAGACAAAGCACTTGTTGTTGTAATAGTTCCACTTGCATCTCCTTGTATTGTCTTGGCATCTGGGTCTCCAGCTAAGAAAGTACCTTTTCTGCCATGAAGTTTAAGAAAAAAAGATTGCCATTGTGATGCATCACTTCTTTTCATTGGAGGTAAGGTAAATGTACCTTTCCATAATGCTTTAGAATATTCATATGTACTTTGCTGGCCTGTAAATGGGCTTTCTGTAACAGCAACTAGACGCTCAAGCTTCCAATTAGAGCTAATGAAACCAACATTGGTTGGCATTGATATTGGATATGTATAAGTAGCCATTATGCAAACGCTTTCGAGAATGAGCCGCCACGATTTTGTCCATCAATGACTGCATTTAGTGTATCTTGTTTAATTATTGGTAATAAATTTAACATTTCAGCGCGTACTGTTTGCGATACTCCAGCATCAACATTTATTGTTTGATTTACAACTGTACCACTCTTACCACCAATAGCATTTTTTGTATTATGATGGTTTAATACTGTAGATGCAGATTTAGGAACAATTAATTCAGCACCACGCTCACCAACAATTTGTGGTTGCCCTGCACTAAGACTACCACCACTAGCAGATGTTCCTATTTTAGCTATGAAATTACCAGCTGGACCTCCTATAGCACCACCAATTCCACCAAGCATTGCCTGTAACATTTTTTTAATTATGAATGTTTTTATTGCTTCCCTAACCATTTCTCTCATGGTGTTTTTAAATGTATCTTTGAGTGTATCTAAATTAAATTTACCACTCATAGCCATATCAGCTAAATCATTAGACATCTTGTCAAATGCTTGATTGGACATATCAACTAAATTGGCATAAATTGGGTCAAGTAATAATAATTCATCAGCAAGCCTTCTGTGTGCCGCATTTAATTCATCTGTTGTAATTGCGCCATGAAAATGCGCTTCATTTAGATCGCGCTGTAACTCTAATAATTTTTCTTTTTCTGTTAACATTGAGTCTACATAAGAAACTCCACTTTGTATTCCTTCATTTTGCAATCTTTGTGCTTCATTGTATGCGTCTAATGCAACTTTATTTGTTATATATTGCTCTGCTAAATTATTTAAATTTTTAGGTGACATATCTGGAAATTGTTGTTGCAATTCTTGCATTTTTATACTTGCTTCAGAAAATTCAATATCTTCTTTATTTCTATTCATTTTTGCTGTATGCAATTGACGTTGCAAATCGTTTTCACGAATTAACTGTTTTAATAATTTTTTAGAAGCAGTTACTTGTTTGCCACGTGGAGTTTCTTCAAATGGTATTTTGGGAGTTTTAGAGCCACTGGATGTACTAGTATCTTCTATATTACCTGTTAAATTTGTTTGAGACAACTGTCTGGTTCTTTGATCAAGGTCTATCAAAGAATTTTTTAAATCTTTTATTTTTTTTCTTAACACTCCAGAGTCATTTATACTTTTTTCATAAAAAGTACCATCCGATTTCTTTTTTGGTATTAATAATTTTTGTGATTCTTCTAATTCTTTAGCAGTCTCTATTATTTCTTGCCTTGTATTACTGAGAGCAGATGCAGTTGGTGTGTCTAATACACCTAACGATTGCAAAAATTCTTTTACTCTTACAGTAACATCTTTTAATTTATTAATTACTTTTACTAATGTAGGTAAAAATATTGTTCCTAACTCACCAGTTAATTCTGAAAATTCAGCCTTTAGACCTCTCATCGAGTTTGCATAACTACCTGATGTTCTAGCCGCGTCACCGTGCGCATCACTTACACCTCTTGTAATTAATGCTAATCTAGCTTGTACTTTTTCTGACTCTGTAGCGGCTTTTGTACCACCTTTTATACCCATGTTCATAAGCTCTTGCTTAAGAACTTGTTCAGTTATAACAACACCAAATCTTCGTACCGTTTCATGATTACCTACTAAGGCACTTTTAAATGCCTCCATAGTATCTGTATCTGATGCATTGTTAAAAGATGCTGTATCAACTGCTAATTTTGTCAATTCTACTGAAAGCTTTGAAGCTTCACCTCTAGCAAAACCCATAGGAACAAACGTATCTTGAACGCTTGAGGCCATACCCTCTAACTCATGGGACGAGCGACCAACAGCATCACCAAATGCAGTTAAATCTTCTACAACTTGATTTCTAAATTTTCCAAAGACGACTTTGGATTTACCTTCCATTTCTTCAATATCTGATGCAAGATTTACCATAGCCGCGCCAGCAACTGCCGCTTGCCTTACAACAACCGCCGCCGCGATTAATTTAAAAGCACTACCTAATTTCTTAAATGATGCACTTGCTTTATTTGTGGTTCTTTCGACATCACGCTCTACTTTTCTTAAACCACGTTTAAGATCGCGTGTATCCGCTTCAATTCGGACTAAGAGTGTATCAACAGTTGCCATTAGTCAGGATACCTTTCCATCATGTCGTCTAACTCTGACTTTCCAAGAGGCGGCGATGTTCCCCCAGAATGAAAATCAGCAAATCCATTTAGTGCGGCGTTAAACTCTATCATGCTCATGTCCCAGAAATCTTTTGGTCTCATTTGCATTTTCCCTAGTGCGATTTTCATATAATCGTCCCAAGGAAATTCGTCTGATGCTACACTTTCGCCTCTTTTAAGTTTCCCTCATCTTGCCCACCACCTAGTGAGACTGATAAAATTTCTCCTACTGCTTTCATAGCTTCAGCTAATCCAGCTTCCCACACAGAACTTTGTATATCTTTGATTGTTACATCATTACCGCCAGCCCTTATAATAGGTAATAATATATTACACATTTGACTTGTTGTAAGATCGCCATCAGACAGCTTTTGCAAAACTTTTAGTATGCCAGTATCACAAGCATCTTCAATTTTTGCTAGTCCGTCCATCGTTACTCTGGAGTTCCATGTCTTTTCCCCCAGACTTATCTTCATTTCGCCCTTTTTTGGATTTGTCATTCTTGACCTCTTTCGCGTTTATTAAAAGTATTTCGTTTCTTTGTGCTACATCTATAGCTTCTGTAACTTCCCAAACGACTGCACCCACCTTGAAGGTGTTTCCAACTTCAAGGCTTGAGGAGCAAGGTATAGAGAAGGTTGAGCCTTGAGCATGGCAAACGTAATTTTCACCATCTACATTAACAGTAAGTGTTTCCCAAGCCATGCTTAGTCTCCTTTATGCGGCTGTAAAGGCGAATGCACCACTGTTTTCAAGTGTTACTGAATATGTAGCTTCGCCATTGTGTTCGCCAGTATATTCTAATGATGCAACCATGAATTTTCCTTTGTATGTACCAAAATCAGGTATAACAATTTCAAAATTTGCAAAGTTTGCACCGCCAAAAGCATTTTTAAGCGTTGTTTCTGAAGCCGCATCTGTAAATACCCCAGAACCAGAAACAGAACACGTTTGTATTCCGCCATTTGCTAAGAGTTCACGAACCCCAGAGCTGTCTTTTGTTGTTACATCAACTGCTTCATCATTCATACTAATACCAGTAGAACGTAAACCGCCAACTGTTGTGTATGTATCTGAAGCTGGTGCCGCAGTAGCATCTGCGCCAATTTTTAGTAGTAGGGCTGAACCTTTTTGAGCCGCCATGATTTATACTCCTTAGTTATCAAACACTACAGCGCGAAACCTCATAACTCCGTGCCGTGTAATTCCGTCTTGTTCCTCTAATGTATTACTAAACTCCTGTCTAATATTAACCAAAGAGGCTCCTGTTACTGTTATAGCAGTATTATGAAGCTTTTCATAGACCGATTGCATTATCTCTTTAATTTCTCGTCTGCCTCTATATTGAGACCATGCGTGAAGTGTAAGAGTATGTTCAACCCCATCTAATGTTTTTGTACCATTATTAGTTGCTGTTTCTTCACCAATAACGACATATGGATATACAGAACCTTCTGGAACATCATCATACACAGGCACATTTGCACTACCTATACCAGAGATATTTCCATTTAATGCTGTAAAAATTGATTTTTGTAATTGCCATGAATGTAAGGACATTAAGCACCTCTTGCTTTTAATTTGCGATACATAGATTTTATTTTAGGTCTATTTTGCTCTAAAGCTGGTTGCATAAAGGGTCTTGCTCTCATATCTTTTGTTCCAAATTCTAAATATTCAGAATAATCTGCACGACTTTCTACATCACAACCTAATTTATCTACATCATAAACTGCATAAATATTGCTTGCTAAAAATCCTGTATCAGTATTTGGCGGCTGGCCTTCTGCGGATGCAGTATGATTACCATATGTTCTGCCACCACCGCTTGAAGATTGTATAGATTTT